TATTAAATATGCACAATATGAGTTAGCTTTTGCTTTGGCAAATGATACTGATGCAATTATCGGAAGCACTGGAACTGACGGTAATTTTGAAGAAGTAAAATTGGGTGATCTTCAAGTCAAATACAATACAACGAGTCAAGGAACGGGTTCTGTAAATAATGTATTTGACGTTTATCCGTGGTTACAAAGTTATTTAGGAGCTTATGTTCTTGGTGGAGCAGGTAGTTTTCAGCTTAGGGTGGTCAGAGGATAATGGCAGGTCAGTTAGATTCATTATTGAAGAGTGTTGCTAAACAGGTTGTAGCTGACTTGGGATCTTCTTTGGATTCTTCTATTGTTTACACGAGAAAAGCATCTGGTAGTTATAACACAGCTACAGGTGCATATACTACAAGCGACACTACTTATAGTATTAATGCTCCTGTTGAGTTTGTTCAATCTACTGAAGATGATGGTAGAGAAAGAAGAGAAGCAAAGATTTATATTACACCTGATCTCATAGGAGATAATCAACCTGATTTTCAAGATGAAGTTACATTAACTTATGCTGGATCTACAAGAGTAGGACAGATAGTTAATATAGATACAAGACAGGGTGGACAAACTTATCTGTTTACATTATTGGTAAGGTTCTGATGGCTAAAGCTAAAGGTATTGAAAATATAGAAAGAGATCTTACTGGTAATCTTGAAAGTGATTTAAATCAATTGGTTCGAGCTATATTAGTTGATTTATCAAAAGAAAGGTATAGTCCTGTTGATACAGGTTTTTTTGCCTCTAGTTGGACAGCAAGTACGCAAAGACCTAGACCAGATGAACCTAGAGAAACAGTTGCACCTTGGAGTAATATAAAACCTACAAGAAGAGGTGCAAGATCTCCACAGGCAAAAATTGAACCAAGGTTTATTGATAAAATATCATATAACTTTAAACCGTTTTCAAAAGTATTTATTGGTAATAGGTCACAATATGCTGCTAGAGCTTTAGCTTCAGATAGAAGTAAAATACCACAATATGTTCAAAGTCAACTTGCACCATTAATTAAAAGAACTTTTACGGAAAAGAAACCAAAAATTGCAGTTGGAATGTCTTCATTAAAAGGTGGTCAAGGTGGTATCGGTCAGTTTGGAGATCCTAAAAAAGCATTTGTTGATTACACTAATTTATGACTTTAGTTAACACCAGAGCAGCTTTTGAAAAGGCAGTTACAGATGCAGTTGCAGCAGTAGATGCTACTGTCGAAATGGTTTATGACAATATGGTCTATAAAACTCCTGGAAAAACAAAAAAATATATTCTTATGTCGATAGACTTTTCACAATCAACAACACAGATTCAAGGTGCATCACAGGATTTTTATTCTGGTGTTATTCAATGTAATATTTATGTTCCTAGAGGAAAAGGTAGTGCTACTTTATCTTCTCTAGGTGAAGCTGTTATTGATGGGCTTACTTCTGTTAATGCTTCTGATTATACAGATACTTTCAGTTGTGATCCTAGAGTATTGGATGTTGTTGGTCCAGCTCCTATCGAATTAGATGACTCTTCACACTTTCTTGGCTTAATATCTTGCCAATTTACCGCAAACGCTTAGTATACTAAAGTAGGTATACTAATTTTATGACTAGAGCAGTTGATCTTTTAAAAAACAAGTTTGGAGTTTCTCAACTTTATAAACATGATGTAGTAAAAGACGGTGTAGTTGAACTTAGTGTGTATTGGCATCCTTTAACTATTTCAGAACGAGAAGCAATACAGAAAAAATCAAACTCTGACGATGTAAATGATTATGCTTTACAGATGATGATTACAAAATCATTAGATAAAAATGGAGATAGACTTTTTCAGGATGGAGATAAAGCATCACTTAGACGAGAAGTTGAGGCTACTGTTCTTGAAGAAATACAACTTGCAATGGTTCAAGCTGGTGCTGATAAGGAGGTAAAAGAGGCTAAAGCCGATTTAAAAAGCTAATAAAGATTGGCAGTTTTTATTTTCTTTAGCAAAGACATTACATAAAACTGTAGCTGAGTTATGTGAGACTTTGACCATTGAAGAGATGATAGGTTGGGCTGCATATAATGAAATTGAAAATGAAGAATATAAAAAACAACAAGAACAAGCACAAAGAGCTAGTGCTTTACGAGGCAAAAGAAGCTAATATAGAGAAAATGTTTTAATTTTTATAGCAAGTGGCCAATTATAATGTAGATATTGCTATTGCTTTAAAAAATTCTAATAAATTAATGCAACTCCGAAAGGAGTTAAAAGGAGCAACAGATAATATACGGGAGTTTAATAAAGAAGCAGGTAAACAAAATAAAATTGCTGTTTCTACTTTTGGAAAACTTAATAAACAAATTTCAAGAGCAAGATCATTATTAGATAAAGCAGCTATTGGAACAAGTAGTTTTACAAGAGCAGCAAGGGTTGCTGTAAGTGTAGAAAAAGAAATGAATCTACAGTTAAGACAAAAAGAGAAGTTGTTAGCAAAAATTAGAGCAGAGTCAGTTACAGCAGGTCAACAAACAGTAATAGATCGAACTGCAAAAACAAGACAAATTAAATCTGGTTTTGCAGGATTTAGTGCAAGAGCAAATGAGGTATCAGAGTCAGCAAAAATTGAAGCAATAAAAAATAAAGCCAGAGATAAACATTTAAAAAATATTGATAATAAAGTTGCAAAAATAGCAACAATTCAAACACAACAACAAACCTTTGCTGGAGGTACTGGAGCTCAATTTGGTATTCCAGGTGGAAGAATAGGACCAGCATTACCTAAAGGTTTTAGGCTTAGACAGCAGTTTGCTCCTGGAGGTGCTTTTTTTAATAGTAAAGGCACAGCAGGTAGGATTTCAAGTGGATTACAAAGTGGTCTTATTGGTGGAGGTTTTCCCCTGCTATTTGGTCAAGGAGGTGCAGGAGCTATAGCAGGTGGCCTTGGAGGAGCTTTAGGAGGAGCTTTATCTCCTGGTTTGGGGTTTGCAGGTTCTATTGCTGCTACTGCGATAACTCAACAAATACAAGAATCTATTGATTTTAGAAAGTCTGTTGCCGAATTAAATAAAGAAATGGAAAAGATGGGTATTACTTCAAATATCAGTTCAAGAAGTGTTATTGATTTAGGGAAATCTTTAGGTATTACAAAACAAGAAGCTGTTCAAACATTACAAGAATTTAAAAGATTTGGAAAAGATGCTGTATTATTTGCTGAAAAGTTTAGAGGAGATTTTGGTAAGTTTGAAGCAGTTGGGCAAGCAACTGATATTGAATCTACATTAGCTGCAATTAAAAAATTCAATAAAGATTTAACTTTAGAAGAAGAATTAAGATTTATTAGATCCCTTAGAATTAAAGGTGCTGAAAAAACTATTAATGATTTATTAACTGACAGTCTTGATAAACAAAAACAGCTTGAAACAAAAGGTTTTGGACAGGGAGAAGGTTTAAATCCTGGTGCTAATAGAAAAAGACAAAGTGTGTTAGATCGAGAAAAAGAAGCAACACAAGACATAATTGATAAAAATACAGAGCTTACAGAAAAGCTTATAAATGTTAGAGATTTAAATAGGCAAATTAAAGAAGAATCAATAATGGCTTCGATTTCTATATCAGAAACTATGAAAGATTTAAATTTTGAAATGAAAAAATTAAATGATAGACAATTTCAAGTAATTGAATTTTCTAAAGCAATGGGTTCTTCATTTGAAGAATCATTTAAAGGAATTATTAAAGGCACTATGTCAGTAGGAGATGCTTTTAGAAATATGTTAAATAGAATGGCAGATCATTTCATAGACATGGCTGCAAAAATGTTGGCAACTCAGTTTCAAAGAGGAATACTAGGATTACTTGCAGGAGGTTTTAAAGCACCTGCACCAATGGTGGCTGCCCCAGGAACTTTCGGAACAAATATACCGAGTGGTGCTAATCTTCCTGCTGGTTCTTTTGGCGTTGGTTCAGGAAAGAAAAAAGCAATGGGTGGTCCTGTAAAAGGAGGCAGTAGTTATATTGTTGGTGAGAAGGGTCCAGAATTGTT